CCTTACATTCACGACGCTATTAAGTTTATTGTGTGATGGCTTAATAGTGTTTTTTTAATGGTGCCTCGGTGGGCGAAGTATTGGGGCGAAAGCCCCAATATTTTTCTACAGCGTCTTTGACCAGAACACATAATATTTATTGACATATGAGAGTAGAAGTACAAATACCAGAATACCTAACTGTTGAACATTATCTAGGGTTTCGCCTAATTGATGATTTAGCTACTGATAGAGACTTGATTATACAAACTATCTCTATTATGACAGGGTATTCCGTGGATGAAATTAGAGATTGGAATATAGAAGGTTTAGTACAAGTATATAACGAGTTAGCTAAGGTAACGTCGGATACTAATCCTATATTCTATCCAATTGTAGAGGTAGAAGGTACTTTATATGGTTTCCAGCCACCCTCAAAAATGACAGTTGGTGAGTATATTGACTTAGAAAACCTAACTAAAGACATCCAGAAAAATTTCACTGATATTGTTGCTATACTCTATCGTCCTATTGTAGACCATAAAGTAAACTCACTAGAATTTAAAATTAAAAATACCTGGAAATACGTTTATTCAAACAAACCAGAAAATTTATTTAAGTATTATACAGTAGAAAAATACGATAGCGATAAGCGAGTAGAATATGCTAAGGGTATGTTACAATTCCCAGCCAATTTAGCATTAGGTGCTTTGAGTTTTTTTTTGCTGAGCGGAACAATATCGTTAAAAAATACCCAAATGTCTTCCCACCCAGACCAGAAGTTGATGAAGAAACTCAAGATGAAGAACTTGGAAAATCAATTCCAGAGCATTATGGCTGGTTCTACACATTGTACGAGCTTTCACAAAGTCCCATCTTACAAGTCACAGGTGATAAGTCAATTCTCGATTTAAACTTAGTATTTGTATTTAACTGGATGTCTTTACAAAGAGATATAAAAATTGAACAAGACAAGGAATTAAGAAAACAACAGTATAAAATAAAATGACACAAGAAACTATAAATACGGCCAAATCAATGTTAGCAAGTGGTTTAAATATGAACCAAATTGCTAGTATACTGATGGTAGATCGTTTAGCATTATCTGCTGCGATGTTAGATACCCCAGTTAAAACAAAGAAAACACCTAAAGTAGAAACCGAAACATTGTTTCCTGACGAACCTGGATTATGAAAACATATCAAGATGTAGTTAATACGTTTGCAGCAGCTTGTAACGCACACCTCGCAATCAATACATTTGCAGAAGGTAGTATTGACTACCTTGATGCATCGTCTCAAAATATCAAATATCCGTATATATTCTTGAGACCAATTCAATCACCTGGTATTGTACTCAACACTAATGGTGTTTCTGGTACTCGTAGTTTAACGTTTGAAATGTATTCACTTGATGTTCCTAAATTAAGTAATGCATCTCCCTTAAAACTTAAAAGCGATACCGAACAATATATTTACGACATTATCTCGTATTTTAACTTAGGAGCTGATCAACAAACTGAATTCATTACATTAGGAGGCATCATCCCAGTAGATGAGGCGTTTAATGATCGTGCTTATGGTTGGCAAGCAACATTAACTTACACTGATGCTTACGTATTAGATTACTGCGCATTCCCAGATTTATAATGGCTGATAACGGATTAAAAAAAGAATTACAAGTAACTGGTCAACAAATAGTTGACCGTATGCGTTATACCTTAGCTCAAAAAGGTGCTAACGCTACTAATACTTTAAGTGATTCAATTACAAGTGAAGTTACCCAACCTCAGAACAATGTACTTACTATAAAAATATCAATGGAGAATTATGGCCCTATCTTAGATAAAGGTAGAGGTCGTACTTTGGGTTCACGTACTAGTGGTGGTTTATTTTTTGCTAGCTTAAAAAGATGGGTAGCTGTTAAACTAAAATTATCAGGCAAACAACAAATAGGAGCTACATACGCTATATACAAGAAAATCAATCAACGAGGATATAGACCAAAACCATTTATTCAATCAAGCATCCAAACTGTATTAAAGCAAAATGAGAAAAAATTAGCAGATGCCGCTTTCCGGGTCTTAGTAAATGAAGTTGATGCTTTATTCTTAAAAATTCAAAAGAAATTATAATGGCTATTACAGTACAACAATCGCCTACTACACCGAATATGGCTAATAACAATTTAGTCTATGCGGTTACATCTAACACAAGTAGTGCTGCACAATACCAATTTGTATGTGATTTAACTTATAGTGGTAGTAACACAGTACTACAACGTATTAAACAACAACCTAACCCGAATTCAACTGGTGTATTTGATTTAGGACAAATCGTTACTAACTATTTAGATAGTGATAATAACTGGAAAGCAGCCCCATACTCCTCAGCAACCGAAGTAGCAAAGAAATTTGTAGTTAAATTTGGTGAGGAATATGGTTCATCTACTTCATCATCAGTTATTCTATACAATGGAGCAGGTAGTGTAGGTGCTCCTGCTGTTACCGCTTCTGAGTATAGCTATTTTGTTAATGGCTTAGTAGACCCAGACGATAAAGTAAATTGGAACTGGCCCTCAGCATCTTATTATACTAATACAACTGTATCAACTGCTGATACTTTTAGTTATCAACACGCGCTTAGTAACGCGCCAGAAACTCAAAGCATACAAGACGGTGAATTCGCTACGATATCGTTTATAAACGGGAATTTTAACGGAAGTACCACCGCAGCACAAGACATTTACATTGTAGATGTTACTGTATACGATGCTACTGGTAGTGTACTTGATCAATTTGATTTAGAAAATACTTTTTCTAATGGAGGTGGTCCTAGAACTTCAGCAACACAAGTATGGAGTGCGGTAGCAGCTCAACAAACAGGTGCTACACAATTAATTACTGTAGGTATTGGTCCACAGAATTTAGCTAACGATGGTAACAATTTACCTTTGGATTGGGCTTATTATACAGTTACTGCTTACGGACAATTAGCTGCATCTACTAAGAATACTAGTGGTTCTTATGCTTCACTTAAATTTGTAAAAGAAGGAGCTCAATGCGGGTACGATGGTGTTCGTTTTACCTGGAAAAATGAATTTGGTGTTTGGGATTATTACACATTCACTCTACAAAATGATAAGTCAAATATTATCGAGAGAGAAAATTATAACCAAACATTTGTACCATTTAGTAGTGGTGATCCTGTTCCTTATTCTGTAACACGTAGAGGTAGAACAAACTACTACAATAAACTTACTCAAAACCAAACAGCAAATAGTAATTGGTTAACTCAGGAACAAGCAGATTGGTTACAAGAGTTATTCTATAGTGCTAACGTATTCCAACAAATTGGAAGTGATTTCTACCCAGTAGTTATTACGTCTGCTAACTTAGTTGAGAAAACAAATCCACGCACACAGAAAAACTTCCAATATCAAATCGAGTTCCAGCCAGCTAATCAGAAGAACCCAAGACTATGAGTGTAATACTACGTTGTACAAACGATTTAGGTAGTGTTCAAGATATCCAAGTACGCGAGGATCTTGACTTACGTTTAGATATCTCAGCTATTGAAAATGCTACTATTGGAGATGTATACGGAATATCTTCACAGGAATTTTCCATTCCTGGTAGTAATGAAGTAAACCAATTCTTTGGTAACCTATATAACTTAGGAGCTACACCTTCAGTAGCACTACAAAATTCTATCCCTTGCCAAGTACTATATAATGGTGCTGAGGTATTCACAGGTAAATTATATATTAAAAATATTATTACCGACCAACAGGGATTTACAATTTATAACGTAGTAGTAGTAAACGAAACTGTTGATTTTAAATTTGAAATTCAAGATAATTACTTAGCTGAATACGATTTCAGTAGGTATAATCACGATTTTACTTACGCTAATGTATCGCAATCTTGGGGTGGTGGTTTATTAGATGGTAGTATTGTTTATCCGTTTGTTAATTACGGTAAACCTGAAGGAGACGCCGACGCCCCTGACTTTGCATTTGCTGCGTTTAATAGCACAGGTAGTAACACTATAGACAACTATGCTTCGCCATTACGTCTAATAGATTTTAAACCTGCTATCAGAGCTAAAGACGTACTCGATATTATTTTCTCAGGTAGTAGTTACGATTATACTTCTTCATTTATTAGTGGAGAATATTTTTCTAATTTGTACGTACTACCTACAGCAAACGATGAATTAGGACCTAACAACGTATCCCCAGTATCACAAAGTGCTTGGGCTTATATATCTTCATCAGTACAAACTATTACTAACAACACTCAAACAGGTGTTAATTGGGATGCTACAATTGTAGATAATGCTAATAACTTTAGTTTAATTAACGATCGTTATACTGCTGATACTCCAGGTAATTACCAATACCAGATTAACGTTGCTTATACAGTTCCTGGTTGGGCAGGACCTTCACCTACTAAAAAAACAGTCATTGTTTTAAGAAAAAATGGTTCTCAAATCATTGATTCTCAACAATATTTCTCTCCACCTGAAAGTGGTAGTATGTTCCTACAAGGTGGAGTTAATTTAGCTGCTACTGATTATTTAGAAGTTGAAGTCGGTACTTTTGGTCAAAATATTACTCTTAGAAACGATCAAGGAAAACCATCGTACTTACCTGCTGGATACTTAAGTTATTTCCAATTAAAAGGACCTGCTTCAGTACTTGAAGGTAATGTTAATATGGCTGGTCAGTTTCCTGATAATCTTAAGGCAATAGATTTTCTACAGGGACTAATTGAGAAATTTAACTTAGTAGTTGAACCAGTACCTAACAGTAGAAACCTTATTAGAATTGAACCCTACCAAGATTGGATTAATGCTGGTAGGCAAGTTGACTGGACTGATAAAGTAGATAGGGATATACGTTTCTCTATTACTCACCCAATTACAGAACAACCTCGTACCCTTATCTTTAGTGATGAAGACGATGAGGATATCCTTAACCAATATACTTTAGAGACTAAAGGTGTTACTTATGGTTCGTATGAATTTGTAAGTGATAGTGACTTAGCTGAAGGTGAGAGACGTATTGGTAAAGTATTTGCTGCTACACCTGTTACAGGTATTCCAAACGGAAGAACATTTGTTGTTCCTCACTTATGCTCTATTACTGATAATAGAAATTTCTTACCTATTCAGTTTAAACCACGTTTGTTATATAACAATGGTTTACAAACTGTACCTGATAATGCTTTAGGTATACAAACAGGTTCAGTAGATAGAGGACACATCTATGTTCGAGACGAAAATACTACTATTCAAAAAATTAATATCTGGAATCAGATGTCAACACTGACATCTATTCCTACTGATTTTGATACAGGACAAGATTTACACTTTAATAATTTAGGTTATAGCCCATATTTTCAGGCAACAGCAAATGGTAAAACCAAAAACGATGCTTTTAGAGATTATTGGGCAACTTACATTAATAGTTTATACGACATTGACTCACGTAAACTTACTTGTAATGTTTATTTAAAACCTACTGAAATTCAAAATATTGCTCTTAATGATAAAATCTTTATTGATGGGGCGTATTATAGAATTAACAAAATTAATGGTGCTAACCTAACTCGTAGAGATAGTGTTGAGGTTGAATTAATTAAAATCATTGCTCAGGAACTTAAATTCCCAAGACGATTGACTAGAACACGTCAATTAGTTACAATGGATTTTGGTTCACTAAGCATTAATGGTACTGGTCGATACATTAATACTGCTACAGGTTTACCAGTAGAAGATTTTAATGAGGTTAAAAATCCGTCTGTTAAAGACCAATTTAAATCTTACGATGTAGCTGGTTCAGCTTCTGTAGTATGGGATTATCAAGTAGCTGAAGACCCAACAAACCAGTTAGACCAAAGTATTTTAGGTACTAATAAAATTGCTATCGGTGCTTCAAAAGTAAATACTTTAGGTAATAATAACCAAGTAAAACAAGGTAGTGAAACATCACTTGTTGTAGGTAGTGAAAACTTAGTAGGAGAAAATACCTCAAACGTTACTATCTTAGGTAAAGGAAACATAGTTGATGAATTAGCACAAAACGTACAAATCTTAGGAGGTACAAATAACGCTATATCGGGTTCAACCCAATCATCAGTTATTGGCTCTATTGGTACTCTAATTTATAATAGCGATAATGCTATATCAATCAATGGAGAAAGCGATGCTATTAGAGATAGCGATTATACAACAGCTATAAACAGCCATCTAAATGAAGTAATTGTAAATGGTAATGGTCACGCTGTAATTGGTTTAAACAGAGAAGGTGATGGTTTAGATTTACTTAATACTAGACCAAACTCAAACTGGTTAGGTGATACCTATTTAGGTGGTGCTTTATTTAGAGACCAAGTACAATTAGAATGTGGCGATGGTACTTTTATTAGTTTAACTGGTAGTGCTTATACTGATGGTAGACACGAGAACCTATACATTTTAAACTGGAGTGGTTTATCACCAGGTGCTACAACTATTGAATTACCTAATGCTAATAATAATGACTACACTGATGTAGTTTATCAATTCCAAGCCAATGGTACTTTTGATGGTTTTACTGACGTTAATTTTGTAGGATTTTTAGGTCAAACAATTAATGGAGTAGCAACAGCATCTTTGTCTGATGCTTACGCTGGAGTAACATTTACTACCTATAATGGTAACTGGATTACTTTAGCAGGTGGAGGAGCAGGTGTAGGTGGTCCTACTGGATACTATGGTAACTTCTATAGTAGTGCCTCACAAGCATTAGATGCTCCTAACGTATCACAATCAGTAGGATATAGTAGTACTTATGAAGCTAATGGTGTTAGTATAACAGGTAGTAAAATTGTATTTGATCACCCAGGCGTATATCAATTTAACTGGATTGCTCAATTAGAAAATACTGATAACGCTGAACACGATGCTGTATTTTGGGTTAAGTATAATGGTAACGATTATCCTAATTCAAATACTTATTTATCGTTACCTCCTAGAAAATCATCTGGAGAACCAACATATCAATTAATGAGTGCTACCTTTACAGGTACAGCACAAGCAGCAAACGATTATATTGAGTTATATTGGACTGCAGATAGTACAACTGTAGGTTTATTCGCTACAGCATCAAACCAAATTGATGGTGAACCTGCTACTCCTTCTGTAATTGCTAACGTTATACCAGTTGGTACTCAAGCATATGTTAACACTGTAAGTGCTTCATACGCAGTTACTTCATCGTTAGCTTTAGATAATTTATATACTGCCTCAGTAAACTTAAATACACTAACATTTACTAAAGGTAATGGTTCAACATTTGATTTAACTGTTGATACTGGCTCATTTAGTGCTTTTCCATTTAGTGGTTCAGCAGTTATTACTGGTAGTTTAACTACAATAGGTTCTGTTGTTACTAGTGGTAGTGCAAGAGGTGAATACCAAACATTATCAGTTGTATCAAATACAGCGTCATTAGATTGTTTATATGATTATTACACTTTAAGTTTACCATCTGGATCAACTCACATCAGTGCTTCAAATGTAAACCCAGGACAAACTATTTCTATAATAGTAACTACACCTAGTGTTAGTAGTGGATCAGTTACATTTAGTTCTAATATCAAATCACCCTATGGTATAGGATATACTCCAACTTCAGGATCATCTTTAACTGACGTTTTAACTCTTATATCTACACCAACTAATGAACTATTAATGATTCCATCAAACAATTTCTTATGAGGTATAAACCATTTACATATTTTGGGGCTAATAATTTACCTCTATGGGTAGCTGGAGGAGGTCAAACCAATTATATTATGTACTCACTTGATGGTATATCTTGGCTTCCAGCTAATAATGGAAATAATATTTTTAGTACTCTAACACGAGTTGCTGCTTATAATGGAGAAATATGGTTAATTGGTGGAGGTACAAATAATCGATTAGCATATTCATATAATGGTGTTGATTGGCAAGTTGCAACTGGAATGAATAGTATTATTACTTCTCAAGTATATGGATTAGCTTGGAATGGTACTCTATGGGTTGCTGGAGGTTTTGGTACTAATACTTTGGCTTATTCTTATGATGGTCTAAATTGGGTTGCAAATAATTACCCTACTAGTACAATTGTAACAAGGATAGCCTGGAATGGTAGTATGTTTGTAGCAGGTGGGTATGGTACAGACAAAATTATCTACTCATATGATGGTATAACCTGGAACAATTCAGCTAATGGAAGTGCTATTTTTACAACTGCGTGTGAAGATGTTGCTTGGAATGGTAGTATATGGGTAGCTGTAGGTAGAGGTACAAACGTAATTGCATACTCTGCTGATGGAATAAATTGGACAGCATCTACCAACGGAAATAGTATGTTCACTACAGGAGGATATGGTATAGCTTGGAATGGTAGTTTATGGGTAGCTGCAGGTTTAGGTACAAATATATTAGCATATTCTACTGATGGAGATAACTGGACAGCTTCAAGTACTACTTTAATGGCAAGTGGTAGAGGTGTTGCCTGGAATGGTAAAATGTGGGTTTGTGTAGGTTCAAATACATTAGGAACTAGAATAATATATTCTTACGATGGTATAAATTGGTCTAGTACTACTAATGGAGATCAACTTGGTAACCTAGGTCTTGCAATAGCATCAAAACCTGCTCCTAATTTATATCCAGCGATAATTTAAAAGAATAGTACCTATAATAAAATATTTATAGTATATGGCTACTACAGTAATTTTAGAGGCAATTGCCAAGGTAAATGCTGATCCAGCACAAAAATCAATTAACACGTTAGAACAAGAATTAGAATTTCTTAGAGAACGTTTTAAAGATTTAGCTGTTGGTGATGCTGAATTTGCTAAAATAGGTAATCGCATCCGTGAAGTTCAATCTGAAATTAAAACATTAGATGAACGATTTGAAGGTTTAGGTGCTGAACAAAAAGCAACAGCAATTGCTGAATCATTTAACGTATTAGTTGGTTCTGTAGGAGCGGTAACAGGTGCTTTAGTTGCATTTGGTATTGAATCTAAATCTATTGAAAACGTAGAAAAACGTTTATTAGGTATTATAACCGTTGTAACGTCGCTAAGAGAAGTAAGCAACGGCCTTGTTGCCTTCAATAAGGTATGGCCATTACTAACGGCTAATATCGCTAGAGCCACAGTAGCATTACGTGCGTTCGCATTAGCAAATCCATTTACAGCTATACTTGTAGGTGTAACTGCTTTAACTGCAGGTATATACGCTTTGATTACTGCAGAGGACGATGAAACAGAAACACTAGAGCAATTAAAGAAAAGAAGAGACGAATACGAGAAAAGTCTACGTAATGAAGAAGATGCTCGCCTACGTCTATTAAAATTAACTACAGATAGTATATCTAAAGTTGCTGAGGAAGAATTAGCAATTGCTAAACGTAGAGCAGCCGCTGCTACTGAGGCAAGAGTTCGTTTACAATTAGAAAATAGATTTGCTGAAGGTCTACAAGAATTAAGACTACAAGAACAAGACGCTATTAATGCTGTTACTGAAGCAGAAGCGAACTTAGGTCTTGCCCGTAGAAAAGAGGCTGAACAACAAAAAGATAGACAGCAAAAAGCAGCTGATCAGGCAGCTAAGAATGCAGAAAAAATAGGCATCGCTGCAGCTAAAGAATTAGAAGCAAGACGTGCTGCTGAACAAGCATTAATTGAATTATACGAGCAATTCCCAGAATTCATTGGTGAATCAACTAGAGGTCAATTCGAATTTAATAATGAACTAGACCGCACTAACTTCTTATTAGAAGAACAAATTGATGTATTATTTACATTAAAAACATCTTATAAGGATTTAGGTGACGAATTAGAAGAAATTGATTTTGAAGCACCTATTAGTTTCCTAAATAAAGAACAATTAGATGTTCTAAAACGTTTACGTGATAGAGGTAAAACCGAATTAGAGAAAACATTAGAAGACAGATATAAATTATATCAAGACGACTTAATGTTGTTTGCTGATAGCGAGGAACGTAAAAAACAAATTACTGAGGAATACGAAAAAGATAAAGCAAAAATTCGTAGACAATATGCTGTACAAAGTGCTTCAGAGATATTAGGACTTACTAGTACATTTTTAAATACGATTGCTGATATCAACCAACAAACACTCGAATTACAATTAGCACAAGCTAAGGGTAATGAAAATGCTATATTAGCTATTCAGAAAGAATCACTTGAAAGACAAAAGAAATTAAGAATTGCTCAAGTAGTTGTTTCAACAGCAGAATCAGTAATTAGTGCCTTTAACGTTACAGCAAATATTCCTCCTCCCTTTGGTCAAATTATTGGTGGTATATTAGCTGCCTCATACGTAGCATTAGGTGTAAAATCAATTCAAAATATTAATGCTGCTACTATTGATGGTGCTGGAACCGTAGGTGGAGGATTTAACAACGTACCAGGTGGTAATAGTGTATTTGGTGGTATTAATTTACAAGGTGGAGGTAGTGCTCCTATATCACCAAGCCCATTCTCAAATACTTTACCTGGTGTAGGTGGAGGTAGATTAGGTTCAGCAGGAGCAGGTACTATTGCAGAAGCACCAATTAGAGCATACGTTTTAGCTGGTGACGTAGAAAATGGTTTACAAGCAAATTATGCGCTAAACAATAGAAGACGATTAGCCGGTTAAAAAATATTTATTATTATGAAAATTGTTAAATTAGATATTGACGAGAACTCAATCTTAGAAGGTATCGACGCTATGGCACTAGTAGAATCCCCTGCTATACAGGAGGATTTCTATTATTTTAGTGCTCAAAAATTTCAGGACACCTATAACGATTATCCTGAGGCAGTAGTTAATGCAGCTAAACAAGGTATTAAGCGTAATGCTGAAATAGGTAATAAATGTGCTACTCAAGTAGGTAAAGTACGTGCTCAGCAATTAGCTAATCGTGAATCTATCAGTTTAGATACTGTTAAGAGAATGAGAGCATTTCTAATTAGACAAAAAGATAATTATGAACTTGCTAGAGATAGACGCGATTACAACGCTTGCGGGTATATCTCTTATTTACTTTGGGGTGGGCCTTCTGCTTTACCTTGGGCAGAGAAGATATTACGCCAAGCAGGAGAAGAATTCGTTAAAGACGAATTTGAAGGATTAGAGGATGCTTGTCAACCAGGATACGTTGCTTACGGATTAAAACGTAAAAACGGACGTTTAGTGCCTAATTGTGTACCTAAACAAAATTTCTCAGAGCATTTAATTGAAGACATTATTAGACTCGAAATGGGTAAAATAGAGGATATCAAGAAAATTGTTACTGAAGAATTTGAATTAGACGTAGCTAGTTTACCTGAATACGTTAATGAACCCTCTGGCTCAATTGAAATCAATAAAGAAGCATCTTATGGTTTCTCAGCAGTAAACGAAAAACAAATACTAGTAGGTCCCGCAATGATTCCTAATAAGTTAATCTTGCGTAAAGACGATAACGGAGACTCATACTATGTTTATTTTACCGAAGATACAATTCAGAAAATAGCCTATAAAATGATGGCTGATAAAGTAATCGATAAAGTAAACATTGAACACGATGGTGAACAAATTGTAGATGGTGCATATTTAGCTGAAAGTTGGATTGTAGAAGATCCAAATAGAGATAAATCGCTTAAATATGGTTTCAAACCTGCTAAAGGTACTTGGATGACTATGTACAAGATAGACGATAAAAAAATCTGGGATAATTACGTTAAAACAGGTAAAGTTAAGGGCTTTTCAGTTGAGGGATACTTCAGTGAAAGATTAATGGCCTCAGCTGTACAAAAAGAATTACATCCTAGAACAAAATACCTAAAAAATAAAAAATAATTATTATGCCTATTCCATCTAAAAATCCAGGTGAAACTAAAGACGAATTCGTATCTCGTTGTATTTCATCTTTGTCAGGTGAATATCCTACAGATCAAGCAGCGGCTATTTGCTATGGTCAATTTAGTAAATACCAAATGCAAGAAGAAATTGCCCCTGAAATTGATCCTAAAGAACTTGAAGCTTGTATGTTAGAACTACAAGGTCAAAATGCATCTTATGTAGGTGCAGCAGCAATGAAAATTTGTGTTGACCGTCTAACAGCCAAAGCTAAAGAAGATGCCGCTGAAGAAGCTGGTATTGTATCCCCAGAATTTAAAAAATTTGCTGAATATCCTTGGGACGAATGTATCGCGGATATGAAAGCAGAGGGATACGGTGAAGAAGCCGCAAAACGTATTTGTGGTGCTATCCGTGCAAAGAAGATCTAAGCAATTAGAGCTGATATTTATCGCACGTTAATAATATGGAAATATTAACCAATAATCTAATCTAATTCCTATGACTCAATCACAACTTAAAGAGCTCGTAAAGGAATACTTCAACCTTACCGAAGTCAAGATGGGTGAAATTTACGACGAGAACAAAGCATTTAAGATTGTTTTCGATGGTGATAAGCTCGAACTTGGTATGCCAGTTAAAGTCGTAACCACAGAAGGTCAAGAAATGGACGCTCCTGATGGTTTTCACAGACTTGAAAATGGTATGGTTATCAAAACCGAAAACTCTGTAGTAACTGAAATCACTGACGAAAGTCAAATGGTAGACGAGACTCTTGAGGGTGATAAGGTAATTGATAAAGGCCCACAGGAAATGGCTGAAGTACCTGAGCAATTCCCAGTCGAAGTGACTAAGGAAGATCAAACTACTATTGCTGATGCTAGTCGTGCATTACCTAAAGAAACTATGGAGACCGAAGAGGACGCTATGGTTAAAGAGGAAATTGTAAAGGCAATCGCTGAAGCAGTAGCTGATCAAATGGAGGAAATGAAGAAGGAAATGGCTGCTATGAAATCGAAAATCGAGAAAATGGCTGCTGAACCCGCTGATTCAAAGACTCTTCCTAAAACGAAAATGAGTAGCACTGCTGCTGACGAGAAGATCGTCAACAAAGATCGCTACGAAATGATGAAAAAACTAATCGCTAAAAATATTAAATAATTATGGCATCTGGACTTAACGTATCCGCATTAGCTGACTTTAACAACCAAATTGCTGGTGAGTTATTGCTCAAGCTTGTTTATGGTGGTTCTACCATCGAGTACGTAACTGTACAGGAAGGTGTTAAATACCTCGAACCGATCAACCTTTTTGAGGTTGAGCTCTATATGAATAACGGTACTTGTGTATCTACAGCTTCTGGCTCAGCTACTTTCACTCAACGCAACATTCAAGTTTGTCCTCGTACTTCGTTCGACGCACTTTGCTTGAAAGATCTCGACACCAAGTACTTGGGTATCTCTTCTTTGGAAAGAGGTTCTTACAACGAAACTTGGGCTCTTACTAACGCTTATTCTGAGTTATTGGTTAACCAATTCCAGAAAGCAAATGATTTGTTCCTTTGGCAGCAAGAATCAGGTAGCTACTCTTCTTATGGTGGTACTTGTGCTGTTTCAGGTTTGAATTACATCATCTCTGGTTCAACTTCAGGTGTAGTTGTTCCTTCAGCCGCTACTGGTTCATTCACTTCTACTACTGCTTTGACTGTAATGGATGCTATGATTGAGAACCTTTCTAGCGATGTAGCTAACCGCGACGACCTTACCTTCTTTATGTCAGTAGGTAACTTCCGCAACTACGTAGCTGCTCTTCGTGCTGCTAACTCATTCTACTTCGATCCTTCTAGCATCGAAAACCGTGGTAACGTTTTGGAAATGGCTTATCCTTTCCAACCAGGTATCAAGGTAGTAGGTACTGCAGGTTTGGCAGGTTCAGAACGCGTTGTTCTCGGCCCAGCTAAGCAAATCGTTGTAGGTACTGACTTGTTGAGCGACTTCTCTGAGTTCCAGTTGTGGTACGACATCAACTCAGATACTTTGCGTCACCGCATTTCTACCAAGTTAGGTGTTAACATTGCTTTCCCTGAGTTCTGGGTAAGTAACGACCGCGCCTAAATACGAAATAGTGAGGGGGGCTGAATTAAGCCCCCTAAACTAAAAAATTAATAAATAAAAACCAGAAAACTATGGCTTGTGATATAACTTCAGGATGGTCGCTCGGATGTAGAGATAACGTCGGCTCTATCAAACAAATTTATATTTTATCTGGTTCGGTGACATCAGTAACTGATGCAAGTGAAGGATTGATTTCTGATATTTCAGGTAGCGGAGTATTCTATTCATATGAATTATTCCGTGAGACCTCAGATTACGCTGAAGCCGTAACTGTTGCTCCTGAAAATGGTACTGTAGTTTACGAACAAACCGTAAACGCTGTATTCTTCAAAATGCAAACTGCACTTCGCAATCAAATTAAAGTTTTAGCTCAAAACCCAACAATTCGTATGATTGTTGAAACTAACAATGTTGGAGTAGGATCTCAATACGTTTACGTAGGTGAGGAATACGGAATGCAATTGTTAACTTCAGCTGGTCAAACCGGTACTTTGTTTGGAGATAGAAACGGCTACACTTTAACTTTTACTGGTCGCGAACCTGCACCCGCTAGCTTTATTTCAGCGTCTAACGCCACTGAATTAGCTGCTGCTCTTACAGGCATTACTATTGCCTAATAGTTAAGATAACAATCTGAGGAGGGTTGGGTCAACGGCCCAACCCTTTCTTAGACTAAGACAAATTACCTATGATTCAGTTAAATAAAAGCTTAGCATTAAATACATTTGCTTTTTATCCGGATGTTCCGGTATCAGCATCAACTGATTTATTGTATATAGATTGGTATCAGGATTATAATAAAAATTCTGGTAGTTTGTATGTACAAGTAGTTTCAAATGCTACTACTACACCTTGGGTTATTTGTGAAATGCCAGGTGCTTCAGTACCAAATCCATCAGGGCAATATACTTTTGAATTTTATCAAACAGTAGACGATGCTTTTTTACCTTGGGAACAAGTAGATACTGAATGGAATTTGTTAAACCAAAATTGGGATGATATTAAAGGTCGTGTTATAACAGACTTTGTAGCAGAAGAAAGAGCTTTTATTTCTGGTAGCGATGTTACATCAATTCCCGAATACGTATCATCATACGAACCAGGATATTATACAACGTATATTGGGTAATTAGAAAATATTTATCAATATGAACAATTTTAAGTTCCAAGCAATTAATAAGGAAGCATCTGAAGGTAGATACCCAATAGAGCAGAATATTAAGGGATTCATTAAGTATGGAGTATACAATGATTTCCCAGAATACCTTATTTACCTATTCAACAACTCAGCTATCAATAATACAGCAATTAATGCTACAGTAGATGCTATTGTTGGTGAAGGATTAGTGTGTACACAATCACACTTATTAGACAACGCAAATAAGGATGGTGAGTCTTGGAATGATATTTTTAAGAAAACTGCTTTAGATTATAAACTATATGGTGGTTTTGCTTGGGAAATAATTTGGTCTAAAGATCGTTCTCGTGTTGCTGAAATCTATCACGTTGATTTTTCTTGGTTAAGAGCCAGAGAAAAAAATGAACGTGGTAAAATTCCAGGATATTATATTAGTGACGAATGGGCAGAGAAATACAAATACGGCGGTGGAGGCGGAGGTGTCTTCAACCAAGTAGCTAGTTCAGGTATTTCTATAGACTTGCCATATTTACCCGTCTATAACGAGAACACCAAAGACGCCGAACCCAAACAGATCTTCGTTTATAACCCCTATAGACCCGGTCAAAGATATTATCCTTTGCCTGATTATGTAGGTGCTTTAAAAGTTATTGATTTAGATAGCGAAGTAGATACTTTCCACATCGCTAACATTAAGAATGGTTTATCGCCTTCTTTAGCTATTACAACTTTTACTAACGCTGATCCGGACGAAAGACAAGAAATTGAACAAATGCTCCGCTTACAGTATCAAGGTGCTGGTAATGCAGGACAGTTAATGTATATGGATGTTGATAGTCCAGAAAATGCTCCCGTAATTACTCCAATTACAAATAATGGTAGCGACGACTATTACATTGCTATAAACGATATGGTTAAGGAAAAAATCCTTACCGCACATAGAATTACTTCACCTGAAATATTTGGTATTATGACTCCAGGTAAATTAGGTGGTAAAGACGAGGTTACAGACGCTTATTTATTGTTTATCAATACTGTTGTACGTCCGTATCAACAAACACTATTGTCTGAGATTGAAAATTTCTTACACAAAATGTTCCCGTCGGCCGAAGAATTTTCTGTTGGTGTTCAACAAACAAAATTGTTTAGTGATGGTGAAGAAGAAGTCGACGTAGTAACTTCTGTAGAAAGTGAGGCAGGTGAAGATGCTGTATTAGAAGCAGAAATTGAACAATCTGATAGAACAATATCTCCTGACTCTGGTTTACCAACAGATTCTGTAGGTGTAATTTAAAATATTTAAGATGGGAGCTGCAAATAGAACACTTATAATTTCAG